GTTATTTTTAAGTATGCATTTTGTAAAAGCTTTTCTAAGTTTGTTAAAATATTGTTTTCCATGATTTAGAGCGTAATATAATGACATATTATATCTATTCATTTGATCGTCTGTATTTTCATTTTCAGCCCAAAAACAAATATTGCGAATTGTCTCGATATCTAATTGTGCTGCGTATTTGTTAACAGGATAATTACCAAGACGCTCTACAAACGTAAAACTATTACAGAGGAATGATAATTCCTCAAATTTCACGTGATCGGCTTTAATAGCATCCTTTGTTACAGAAGTATACTTCATTCCAAACGATTCAATAAATTTTTCATATTGTGGCATTGTCATTACTTTCGCAACGATATCAGATAAACCAGCTAAATTATCATCACCGTAAAATTTTCCTAAAACATGTTTAAGATATTCACTTAATGAAAAACCAGTTTGTCTCATATAAAAAATTCGCAAGAAGATCATATTTGCCAAACAATTAATAATTGTCGTCAATGCGCAACCAGATGGATTACCTTGTAACGCTTCATATAAGCATTCATAAGCCAACTTATTACCACAAAAACACCCAATTATCAAAACTGTTCGTATCATTTTAATGCCAACATCTTCATCATCAGGATACCATCCATTGATAATGTCGGCTATCATAAAACCAATTTGTAAAGATAATGTAGCATCATAATTAGAATAGTCACCATTTAAAAAAAAATTAAATCTTTTCAATGTTTTTGCCAACAAATGCCATTCTTCACTATAAGGAGAAATACCAATAGCCATTTCTCCTTCTAAATAAGTTGAATGGCAATGCGATATAAATTTTCCGCAGTATTTACGAGTTAATAACACCAAGTCCATGGGTCCAATTTGAAATAAACGAGTTTTGCCGAGCTCTACTTTTTCTCGTTCTCTAGTTTCGTCCTTCAAAGAATCAACAAAAAACGAATCTTTTATAATTCCTTGTTCAGCTAACTTGAGACGTTCTTGAATATCATTAAATAATTGATCACTTATTATATACTCATTCTTTCCA